CTCCAAGAATCTTTTGGTATGGGTGAGGCTCCTAAGCGGGAAACCGTTAGGGAGCCCTTACTATCTGAACAAGAACTTCTTCAAGAAAAAATTACTAGTCTACGAGAAGAATTAGTTGAGACTATTAATAAGTTAACTTCCTTGGTTTCTGAGATGGCTGGTATGGCCCCTTCTGTCGGTCAAACTGTTACTCAGCATGGCATAAGTGCCCCAACAACTAAAATTAGGAGAACCCGTGGACGTTCTAAGCGTACTCCAATTGTTAAATGAGAAGAAAAGTAGCCGTTATCCTTCGGGGAGAGGTACTTATAAGACCAAGGGAAAGAGCGGCAATTTAGCTATTAAATCCAGAGTTAAGGTTTATGGAACTATTAAAAAAGCTTTACAGGCGCAAGGGCCAGGACACATGTTCTCCACTAAAGGATCTAGACGATTGTATGTCATTTCTAAAAGGACACACGGAGGAACAGATAGTGAATCAGTGGTTAGCGGAAGGATAGCAAAAGGATTTACCCCAGGAAGTGCTACGCCTAGTGCTGATTGGGGATCGGTAAAAGATCATGCATCTAGAACTAGTCACAAGTATGCTGGTAAGAAGGCTAAGAAGCTTTCTGCCAAATCTAGAAGGGAAGCCCGTAAGGGTAAAAAGTATAAGAAAAAAACACATAAAGCTAGAGGACAAAAATGAAATTATTAGAAGACACATTTATTATTGAAAATTTACAAATATTAAACGAAGATAGTAAAGCAGGGCTTATGAAAATTAGGGGCTGTTTTCAGAGAGCAGATGAAGCAAATAATAATAAAAGAATTTATAAAAAACCTCTTCTAGAAAGAGAAATAAATAAATTAGCTGAATCTATTACCGAAAGAAGATTGATGGGTGAACTTGATCATCCACAAAATGATTCTGTCAGGCTTTCTAATGTATCCCACTTGATTACTGGTCTTAATATGAAAGGTAATGAGGTTATTGGTGAGGCTGAAATATTGGATACCCCTTCTGGTAAGGTAGCTAAAGCTCTTATTGAAGGTGGGGTTAAAGTAGGTATCTCCTCCCGTGGTATGGGTACGGTAACTGAGGAGATGGATGGTAAAAAGTATGTTAACGAAGACTTTAAGTTAATTACTTGGGACTTAGTGGCAGACCCCTCAACCAGAGGTGCTTATCCTGGACTTACAGAGTCTACCCAGATCCAAGAGATCATTGATAGAGTCCTCCCAGAAGCTAAAAAGGTTAAGAACTTTACTACTCTTCTCAAGGAAGCGGTAATTACTGAAATAGTAGCTTCAAGGAAGGATCTACCAGATCCTGGTAGGAAAAAAGGTCCTGCAAAATATGTACCTCCTAAAGTTGAACCAACTAGAAAGGCACCTCCCCCTTCCTTAGATCCTCATAAAAGATCTGTACAAAATTCTTCCACCCAATTCATTAACTTTATGAGAGATAAGTTGATGGAAGCAAAGTATATGGGAGATCCCAGAACTAGACAGTTAAAAAGAGGTAGAGCTTATGCTAGGGCTGCTGCCGCAGGGGGACCTAGAGCTATAAAAAGAGGAAAGCAAGGTCATGGTTTTAATACTACTAGATGGGCTGAAGATGAAATTAAACAAGCTCATGATAAGGGAAAGAAAGTTCCTAGCAGAGGATCACAATCTAATGCCCCTAGATCTAAAGTTCAGGCAGCTACTAAGCGTAGACGGGAAGTTCATCCCTCCAGGGGCGTAGGAAGGGAGACTAGAAGAGATGCAGCAGCAGATGCGGCTCAAGATAAAATACGCAGACAGGCCCCTGGAGATCGGTAAACAAAAAATAATAAAAAACACCTCTATTAATATGGGGTGCATACATATAAACAGATAGGAGACTTATTTATGTCAGACAAAGTTAAAGATATTGCAGACCTACTGCCTGAAGGAATGAGCGAGGAGCTTATTACTGAAATTGCAAAGGTTATGCAGGATGTTATTTCCGAAAGGATTGATGATGAAATGGATGTTCTTACGCATAAAGTTCATGCATTCCTTCGTCATCAAATGGATACTATCCAAGAGGCTGCCCTTGATGAGCTTTCTGAGTCGCATGAGATTTATCGTGACGCTCAAGCTCTTAAGGATATTAAATCTATTCTCTCTTTCGAGATAGAAAGAGAAGATATTGATCCTATAGTATCTCAAGTTAATGAAGATATTACTAAAGTTCATGATAACAATGATATTCTTGTACAAGAATTATCAGAATCTATTAAAGACAATCAAAGATTAGAGAGAGTTATTGCTAATCTTGAAGATAAAATGATCTCCTTAAATGAAGGATTAAATCAACTCCAAGGGGACAATAATTCCCTTAGAGAAGAGTTAAATAGTGATTTCGAGTCCACGGAAAAAGCTATTATTATTAGAGAAAACGTGGACGACAACGCGAAGGACGAAACTTATACTATTGAAAATAGTAATCCGTTCCTGACCGACGAAGTTATGGCTTTCATGCCTCACAATAATAACTAAAACGGATTTTACTATGATTGATAATGAAATTATGGAGCCTGGAGCCGATAACGAAACCGTCTCTAAGTGGGCTCCTGTCCTGGAAGGGATAGAGGATAGCTATGTGCAGAGAGTAACTGCTCAACTTTTAGAAAACCAAGCCAAGGCTATCATGTCTGAAAGACTTGATGAGGCTTTCCCCACCGATAGTGCTGGTGCTACGGGAACCCAAAACCTTGGTACTTTTCAAAAGTTTGCATTCCCTCTTGTTCGCAGAGTGTTCCCCGAACTCTTAGCTAACAAGGTTTGTGGAGTGCAGCCCATGAGTGGTCCTGTGTCCCAAATTTTCTACCTCGGCTCTGGTCGTGGACAAGGTGCTAGAAGTGATACCTTATACAGCAAGTACAACCTCACTTGGGGTGGTCTTGAAACGAGTGCCATTGGTGGTCTTGGTAGCTCCATGGAGACCTATGCTGCGGCATTGGATGTCAACCAGATGGGCCTTGGTGCTGGTCCTGGTTCGCCTTCTGGTACCTACGGTGGTAAGATAGCTGATTTCCCAGCGTCCTCTACCGCTCAAGGGCACAGTACTTGGGGATTCTCCATGAGTGCTGGCGAACTTCTTGCTGGTACTGGAATTCCCGATATGACATTCCAGATCGAGCAACAGCCTGTTGTCGCTCGTACCCGCAAGATGAGAGCCCTTTGGACTCTTGAGGCTTCTCAAGACCTTAAGGCTTATCATAACCTTGATCTTGAGCGTGAACTTACTGATCTTCTTTCTAACGAACTTCGTCTGGAAATTGATCGTGAACTCATCGAAGATCTTCGTATGATTGCTTACGATGTTGATACTAATATTGGACCGTTTAGTAGAACTAACCTTGATTGGGGTAACAGTAATAACTTCCAAGGGTTTACTGGGACAGGCCCTCCCGAAGATTCTAATTTCGGTGATTTCATTAATGGTCCTGATATGGCTGGTCTTCCTACTAGCCCTGCTGGATCTGACCTTAATGTTTTCCTTATGGATTGGGGTGCTTCTTCTTTAAACTTTGCTCCTCGTCATGTTGGAGATGTATATGCCAACCTGCTTGCACTGATTAACATTGCTTCACAAAGTATTTACAAGAGTACTCAGCGAGGTCCTGGTAACTGGATTATTTGCGCTCCTGTTGTCGCTTCGATGCTTGAGTCTTCGGCTAAACTTCAGGGTGGCATTGATCGCGCAGATGCTCCTACTAACATGGATAAGAATGCTATTGCTTATGTTGGTAAATTCATGGGTCGCTACGATCTTTATGTTGATCCGCTGTATCCTGAGGACGAGATCCTCATGGGTTACAAGGGGTCTAGCCCGATGGACGCTGGTTATGTGTACGCTCCGTACATTCCTCTCCAGGGTCTGCCGAAAGTCGTTGATCCCAACACTTTCCAGCCCAGAAAGGGTCTGATTACTCGTTATGGCAAAGCTGCTATTACCCCGTCATCTAGATTCTATCGTATTATTCGATTCTCTGGTCCTACGGGTCTGCTTGGTGGTTGGACCACGCAGAACACTGCTAATACGGCAATACCCACAGTGTAAGTAAGTAAGTAATTACTGATAATTAACAATAAGGGGTAGACTTGAAAAAGTCTACCCCTTATTTCTTATCTTAAGGCTATATAAAGTAGAAAGATGTATAAGTATAAAAGCACCTGTAGATTTAAAATGCTAATTTATTCTGGCCCAGAGATCCTTGAGGTATTACCACAACAGATAATAGAGTCTACCATTTTAATAGAGCATCCTTATCTACGTAGATTAGATGATCAAGAAAATACTACAACCTCTAAGAAAACATATCCTAAAAAAAGCAAAAAGGTAACTACAACCGATGGCATCAATAGGCAAACCAATAATTAGTACTTGGGGTGACTCTGGAGCTAGAGTTCCTATCTCTAATAATATATTAGATCACCAACCCTTAGGTGATATTAATCCTGATAAGCTTAATAAGACTACTGGAGATAGTGAGATAGAGTTTAATGGGTTTGAGGAAACTATTAATAGTTTTGTTATGGCTAGAATGGGACACCCTATTGTTCGGGTGGAGCTAACTCCATACCAAATAAAAACATGTATAGATGAATCTATTACTAAAATATCTTACCATGCCCCGAAATGGTCTACTCAGTATGCTGTAATGGATGCTTCCGCTGGAGTAAATCTCTACACATTACCTACTTGGCTTGCTAATAATATAACTAATGTAGTATTTAAGAAGTCTTTATTAAGTATCCAGGCTCAGGCAGGAACACTAGAATTTGACTTTTTTATCAAATACTTTAATGATAACTATCTCTTTAATAATTTTAGTATAGGTGATTACTATCTTCTCCAATCCACTATGGAGATGACTAGAAAGATTTTAGGTCAGGACGGTTCCTGGGAGATTATTAATGGTAAATATCTACAGTTACTTCCTCCACCATCTACCACACCAGAACGAATAATTATAGAGTACCGTGCCTTGGATACCAACACTATGGCACCAGCGTACATAAATTGGATACATAAATATGCATTAGCTTGTGCTAAAGTTGTCTTGGGAGAGATTAGAAGTAAGTATGCTGTAATTCCTGGGCCAGCAGGAGGGGCTCAAATGAATGGTCAGGCACTTATACAAGAAGGTAATCAAGAAAAAGAACTTCTAATGAATGAGTTACTAAATGAGCTAGAAGAACCTCCGAGATTCAGCACATACTAATGGCTATAAATAAAAAATTTAAGGTCAGTACCCCTATGCCTCCTCTCCCAGAACTTCTGGGTGGCACCGAACTTAGCTTATTTGATCAGACTAATAATGATATTAATTTATTTAATTTAGTTGATGATGAGATCATAAGACTAGGGGGTTCAGAATTAAATTATTATAAGTTTAGATTAGGTGAAGATTATGATAATGTTTATCTAGAAACTAGGAGTAAGGTACTGGATATAGAGCCTATTAAAGTATATGGACATTATAATCCTACTCTTTTAGAGGAGTCCTTATCTGAGTTTGGTATCGAACTTCAAAACGATCAGATATTTATATTTAATAAATCTTATATTGAGCAGAAGATAACTAGGTCCCCAGAGGCAGGAGACATAATAGAGCCAGCGTTTCAGAACCAAAAGTATGAAATTTATCAGGTTCAAGAAGATAGTTTTGAGCTATATGGAGTTTACCATATGGCTTGTTCCGCTAAACTTCTTAGAGATAATGAAGAGACTCATAATGAGAACTTACCAGATCGGAGTGATAATCTTGGGGGGTATATAAGTCTTGACGAATAAAGAAGATGTTTATACAGGTAAAACTATACCAGAAGTATTAGATTTTACTTACGAGAATTTAGGGACGGATACTAGTAGTGCTGGTAGATCTGCTAGGTATTTAATGAATAATTATATAGTAGAGGCTACTAAAAACTCTACGCTATCCCCCTTTGTATATAAAGAAGTTCTTCGTTCTCTTATTACATCTTTTGGTAATGTTCATTATGTAAATGGTAATGACAAATTAACTAGAGTTACTGCCCATCACTCCGCACCAGAACGGGCAGTGGCTAAAAAGTTTCAAGAAAATAACATGGTTTTACCTATCATTACTGTGCATCAAACGGCTGCTAAGAATGATGAGAAAAAGCGTAGGTATGATAATGTTCTTATACAATCGTCTGTGTGGAATGAGGATATTCAACGGGCTGAAAGGACAATAGGTACTGCTGATGTGCCTGTCAGTATATCGTATTCGGTGAATTTATGGGCTAAGTATATGGAAGATTTAGATCAAATTTCTCAATCCGTAAGACTAAAATTCAACCCTAGTCTCCACCTAAAAACATCATTTACTAATGGTTTAAAATGCTTTTTATCAGATGAAAGCAGCAATAACACTATAAATGCAGGAGATAGGGAGGATAGACTTCTTAGAAAATCTTTTACAATAACTACAGAGTTCTTTATCCCTAGTCCAAAATACAAGGTTACCTCTACTGGCAGGGTAGAGAGCATCGTATCTGAATTATGGGTTTCCTGAAAAAATAAATACTGATATAGTTCTGAAGTAGATAAATAGTAATAGGAGAGCGATATGAAAGTAATAAAAAATGATTCTTATACAGGTAGACAAATTATTATATCTACCCCACAGGGACCTCACTCTAAGTGGCTGGCCCCTAGGGAGAGTATAGCAGTCCCAGAATCTGCTCTTACTAACACAGTAAAAAACTTAGCTAAAAGGCGAGTTTTAAAAATTACTAACGCATAAGGAAATAAGACATGGCATCATTTGTGAGTCCTGGAGTTTATATTGTAGAGAAGGATCTGAGTGACTACCCAGCCTCCATCAACCCCTCTGTGGTGGGCGTGGTTGGCTTTAGTAATAGTGGGCCTGTCAATAAGGCTACTCTAATAACCTCGCAGGAGCAGCTAGTACAGACGTTCGGTAACCCTTCTGAGGGCATTACGGGACAAGGGCTTGAAGGCAGTATAGAAATGTTAGAGGCTACAAACTCTCTGTATTATGTTAGGGCTGTTGGTAGCGATGCTGTGGATGCTTCCTCTACTATACAGCTAGGTAGCTGCCCAGCATTTGCTGTGGCATCTGGTCACTTCGGGCAATCTAATGCAACCTCTGGTCTTTATTTAGAAGTTCAGGTGAATGTAGATGGTACAGATATATTTAATACACCAAAGACATTTAATATTCCTGCTGGTACTGTTACTGGTAGCACTTCTCAAAATAGACAGGCTATTGCACTTAAAAAGATTATAGGTGGTGGAATG